ATGGATTGGGTATTGACCACCCTTCTTCCTTTACCTCTTTGGGTTTTTGCTGTTTAAGATATGCAGCTATAGGAATCACATCACTACAAAGGCTGTAGACACGTGATTTAGGAACCAGCATGAAGCCTTTCTGTTGGAGCTCTGCACATTTGAGAGCACGAACCAACTCGTAGTCCAGGCGCATCTTTTCCTCTTGCCTAGCTGCAATGCTTCTACATCTACGCAAACCTTCACGATCTAGTGGGATCATAAAGTTAATCTGTCCTCCCCAGTTCTCAGCGACGGTGTAACTCTGTTGAGCCATAACGTCGTCATAGGGAGTCGTATGGTTCCCCATGTAGAACGGCGAGAAAGTCATCGTCGCACCATTACATGAGATGTTAGGTCCGTAGTGCTGTCTCGACGGCGCACCGTTGTTCTGGAACATCACTGCTTGATTGGTCACATTTCCGGTGGCTGCAGCTACAGGATTGGAGACATTATTCGTCTCATCTTCAGCACGAACTGGTGCTACTGAGAGAAGACTGATAAGGAGACCGTAGTAGATGTAGTGTCGATTTCTCTTTCTATTTCTGTGATCGAGAGAACCTGGCTGGCTGCTCTTGTTACTACTTCTAAAGTGAAGTCGCTTCCAGCAGTTGTTAAGTTCCATACCGAATCGGAATCGGTTATGCCTCCTGATGAAGCGGAAGAGTGAGTCAGGTTGTCGCCTGACCATTTCTGTAGGGCTGACCCGTACGTAGTTGTCGTTATTTCCTCCACGATTTCCTGAGTAGTCGTGGTGGTAGAATTCATCGATCCTTGTGTAAAATTGGGAGTAACTAACTCCGCTCTCGCTACCGTCGGTGCTGCCAGTAATAAGAGTATTAGCCATTTTTTCATGTTTCCTTTTTCTTAGCCATTGGACATTCAACAGTTTTACCGTTGCCTTTTCCGTTATTTGTCTGTAAACCAAACGAATAAAGTGCAGACCCAAATATACTGGCTACGAACGTGATATCTGTGTTTTGGGTCTTTTTGATCATTGGTATCTCAACGTAGTTAAGAGTTATGATCAAATAAAGCCCGACCAGACCACTACACCAAGACGTACAAAAGTTCCAAGCACCGCTATATGGTGCTCAGTATCTTCTGCTGCATCTTTTAACTTGGTGAGGAGGTTTGGTTTCGGGCTTTCCTCTTTTCCTTCCATTTATTAACTTTGGCTTGTAGTTGTTTTTGAACTTTCTTTTTAATTGGTTCAAATAAAGATTGAGTAATAGTAGTAGTAGCAACGGCTACCACCGCTGTTGTTACAGCAGTAACCACGACAGCAGCTTCAGGTATTGGCATTTGTATATCCAATACAGGAATCTTTAAACTAGGTGGTTCAGGCTGTTCAGATGTTTCTTCAGGTTCTACCTCTTCAGGAGCCTCCAGATCGCTCGGAGGGATTACCATAGGCTTATACCCTGGAATCCGAGCTGTAGGTGGCTTGAAGTCGATTGTGGGTAGGTGTATGGGCTTAGGTAGGGTAGCTCTTGGCAGCTTAATCGGCTGCATCTGCAGTGTTACCTTCTGCTACCCACTTTAGATACTCTTGATAATCGGTGTTATCTGCCACGAATGGGATATAAATATCATGATGATCAGAAGTTTTTGGGACTTTTATTGAATCCGTAACTAAAGTACCATCTCTTAATTTGTATTGTTTATAAGTTGTATAAGGCATAATTAAAGTTCTGCTGATGCTGTCCATTCTAGATTGAAATTAGCTGATCCACCACCACTACCATTTCCTGCGAAACCTTCTTTTTGCTGGTTCTGAGCAGCAAAGGAAACACTATTTGTAGGAGAAGTTGTAACTGTTGGAGCAGCCCTCATCGGTTTCATAAATCTTATCCACCTATCAGACTCACCATTGTTAACACAAATATGATGATAATCTGTTTGAGCCTGATAATACCTCTGACACCTAGCTAATTCATCACCATAAGTTCTATGTTCAAAGTCAGTGGCATATGATCCTACTTCTAATTGAACGCCTGCAATATAAATATTATTACTTGTACTTGATCCGAAATTAACTTGATTAGATGTTGAAGCTTTAAAACCAGCTTCCCAAGAACCTGCTGATGCTTCATGATCTGATCCAGAATGAAGTACAAACATTAGCTGTAAGCCTTGAGCATTACTGTGTGGTATTTCATCAGCCGTATTTCCATCAATTTCTACAGTAAATTTCTGCCATGAATTACTTAAAGTAACTTCTTTTATATAATGTTTTGAAGCGAATGCACTAAGGCACATAACACCAGTTGAGCCGTCAGTTTTTGCATAGAAACTAAGAGTTAACGTCTTGGCTCCTGAATTACCCCAATCAAGATGACTACAATTAAAACCTTCTATTCTTTGAGTTATATAAGAAGTGTCATTACTCCCACTATTAGAAGAAGATGTCGTGCAATCTAACTTCATGCAGTTTCTATGACCTGCTGTATAAGGCAAGTCAGTTTTAGCTAAAGTTGTTTGACTAATACTCCATCTAGTACTATTACTTCCGTTCTCTCTTCCAAATAACCAACGGTCTAAAGTGTAAACACTATCACCACCAATACCAGTTAGATTGCCACGTTGATTTATTTGATAACTACCATTAATTATCAAATTCCTAAAACTTCTAGGATTTGAAATATCTACTGCAACAGCTTGTCCACTGGTTGCAGCATTGATTGCGTTGACTTTTAATGTGCTCATGTTGGTGTACCTATAGCTGTAATACCTATTGAGGGTTGATGAAAAGTGCTACCTGTTCCACCATCCCAATGGAATAAGCAATGTAATCTAGCTTGATTGCTACTTCCATATTCTCTTGCTTGTATTTTTATTGTTTTGGCTCCACTCCAACTAGCTACTCTTCCTGTATTTGTATTTGCAGAACCGCCAATATTAAAAGTATATTTAAACTGAACTTGGTCGTCCATGTAATCACGGGCAGTAATTGTTGTCCTTTGATAAACAACTTCATCGCTGTCTAAATACAATCTAAAATGTGGGATCGTCCATTCAGTACTAGCTGCATAACCTCCCGATACAGTTCGATATTCATAAATAACTTGAGTTGTTCCCGTTGGTGGAGTGTAAGCAATTGAAGAACCTGTAACATCTGCATAACTTGTTGTTAAATCCTGCAATGCAGTGACATTCCCTACCGTATAAGTTCCACTAGGGACGGTAATAGCTGAACCATCGCAGGGCGTAAAAAATTGTTCTAATACGTTTCCATGATTAATTTTTCCAGTACCTACTGTATTAGGTAGTTGTAAAGATAAATCAGAGGCAGGATTAGTTGCAGGAGCAGCGATGCTCATGCTATTCCCGCTTGAATGTTTTAATTTTATTTTACTCATGGTTTAGGGTATTTATCTTTAGTTGTTTTAATTGTTGCCTTCCAAGCGTCTATACCGTTATGGTAGATGTCATCCAACTGATCGACCACAGAAGGGTATTCGGCTGCTCTTTTAGATTGATATTCAATCCTAGCCATTTCGGCTGTAATATCGGATTCAGTAGGTGCTGTACCCGACTCTAACCAAGTTAATTTATCACCTTGCATGACCCATTCAGAACCAGGTCTTAAAGAAATAATCGCATCTCCTCTTAAACTCATGTCGCTAACTCCAAAAGATGAATATAGGCATAGGAATACCCATTGCTAACAGGGAACTCAACATTTCCATCGCTTCCAGATGCTCTTGCTATATAAACTTTATAATTAACTTGATCTGTTGTATTTGGCTCATCTATAAATTGAATAGAAACGGCTGAATGTAATCGAGAGCCTACACATCTTGCACTCTGAAAACCATAAGTACCGTTTCCTAAGTTGTTATAAGTTCCTCCGTCAATGCTTCTAAATACAGTAAGAACAAGATCATTGTTTACACCGTTAGTATTACAGTCTCCAGTAACTTGAACAATGACTCTATTAGAACTTGTAGCGGGTGTAATATTACAGTTTAAATTTGTTGCGGCCCATGTCGTAGAAGACATTTCGGTTCTGCTATTAGTCTTTGCTGCTTGTACCTGAAGAATTGCCCCTGCTCCTCTTTTAGGTGCAGTAACAGCACCAGCAGCAATCATATCTGTATCTACTATTCCATCAGGTAAGCCGCCTACAGAGACTCCTGTGACGGTACCGTTTCCATTAATTGTTATTGTCATTAAATTACCGTCCAGTTTTCACCAGCGCCAACCGTAACGGTGACACCAGAATTTATAGTTATAGGTCCAAAAGAACCTGCGTTGGTGTTATTAGTTATGGTGTAGTTTGTTGTAACTGTCTGTCCGTTCTCCCAAAAGACAGTATCACTACCACCACCTACAGCTCCACCACTTGCTGATTGTTCTGCCCATGTCAACCCACCTGTGTTACCAGACTGAGCTGTTAAGACGTAGCCGTTAGTTGGTCCATTAGATACCTTTAGATTAGCTTCATCTACTATATTATCTGCGATAACCGTAGCACCGTCAGCCGATGACGTAACTTCACCACTATGATTAGGGTGTGTATAGGCATCTGATTCTTTTGCTAGTGGTATTCCTCCAGCGGTACTACCATCATGTACGACTAAAGTATCCTTTGTCGTATCTACAGTACATTCCCCCTCAGCACCAGTGAAACTACTGTGTTGCGAGGTTGTCCCTCGTCTTAGTTTTAATTGTTTTGCCATTATGCTATCGACCCCATATCTAAGTCACCACCTTCACCGATAGTTTTTATCGTACCAGCGTCGTTGATATATAGTTTCTGTGCGGATGTATCTATGGCAACTTCTCCACTTGCAATATCACTGGTACTTGGTGCGGAAGTACCCCGCTTTAGTTTTATTACTGCTGCCATCAGAAGGTTCCCCCATCTACAATTCCAGCAAGTGTTGTAGCTGTAAGTAAACCAGTTGATGAGTTAAATGTAAGATTACTGCCACTCTTAGGTCCACGATTTCCAGTTGCTGTATCTACAAATAATGGGAAACATGTAGTATCAGAAGACTCGTCAGCAACTGTAACTGTAGTTGCTATAGCAGCTGTACCTGTAGTGTTTTGGTTTAGTGTTGCTACACGAGCAGCGGCAACTGTACCAGAGGTTATAAGGTCTCCAGAGTGATTTCCAAGACTAAATGTAGTACTGCTTAGACTTAAACCTGTTCCAGCAGAATAGGTTGTATTAGTATCAGATACAGTATTAGTAAAGGTTATTTTATCTCCTGATCTGGCTACCGATAAGCCTGTACCAGCTTCTAAAACTACATCATCAGTAACACCGCCACTGCTTGTTAATCTAATTTTTTCTTCGTCTGAGTTATCACCATTTACACAAGAGACACTATAAGTAGTATCACTAACTGAAACTATTTGCCAAGTATTATCACCCCTTAAGTATGTAGTACCACTAGCTGTTCCAGAACCTAATCTTGCAGTAGAAACTGTTCCTGATCCTAAATTATCTGCATTTAATGAAGTTAAAGTTGATCCATCTCCAATAAATGTTTTACCACTAGCAAGTTTTATATGTTCTGAAGAGGTCCAAGCATCTGTTGAATTAACCCAGTTAAAGGTCTTGTCTGTTGCCCCTTTTAGTGTGAGTCCACCTCCATCGGCTGTTGAATCACTTGGACTTGAAACTTTGCCAAGTTCAATGTTTTTATCTTCTACATCAAGAGTGCTACTTGAAATTGAAGTAGTAGTACCGTTAACTGTCAAGTTACCAGTAACAACTACATTATCTGAAAATGTTTTATTTCCAGCTGCTGTTTGGGCTCCTGATAGAGAAAGGAAAGCCCCATCCCCACCAATAGCTATGACATCACTAGCATTACCATTTCCATCAGCTGCCCCTTCACCATAGTAAAGTACATCATTAACTTCATTGAAAGCTAGTTCTGATGGTTTTAAATCACTAGGAGGACCACTAGCTGCGCCACCTTGGTTTAACCGTTTTTTTATTCGTATTGTTGCTGACATTTTTTAAAATTGACCTCCGTGTACAAGTGAATCTTTAGTTGTGGTGGAATCGGCTTTGAACTCAGAACCGTCGTAGTAGACGACTGATCCAGTTGCTTTTGCAGATTGATTTACTATTAATGTTCCTGACGCATTACCTACCTCTATCCAGTTGCTTGAGTCATAGACTTTTAATTTGTTACTTCCTGTGTCAAACCACAAACGTCCTGCACTTGGATTACTAGGTTGGGAATTTTGAATCTTATACTCTTGTGCATATCTATTAACATCTCCAATACTGTCAGCAACTGTATTTATATTGCCTGTAGTAACAGTATCAAGTGCTTCATCTATTCCTCCGAAATCTGAAGTCCATCCAAGTTCTCCAGCTATTATATTAATGTTAGTTAATTGGCTATCAGGGAGTTGAACGCTTTTCCATCCACCGCTTCCACTATTTAGACTATCATCATATACTTTAATGATATTAGTAGTCGTATTATAAACCAAATCCCCTTCATTGTTATCACTGTTGGGATCACTGCTTGCTATACGATACCGAGCATTAAAGGATTCAACTGAATCACTAAGTAAAATTATATCTGCATCACTACCTATTGCTTTGTGGTAGGTATAGGTATTTAAAGTACTTGTAGTTTGGACTAAAAGCCCCATACCTGCAGGTAGGGTTTTACTTTGTAGTGCAGATGGGAAGCCATTTATAGTTACAGTAGCTCCTCCAACTGTTCTACCCGTTGTACTTACTCCAGAGCTATTAATAACAACGCCGCCTGCATCTGTAATAGAAACTACAGTCCCAGCATCGTCATTTACGTCGGGGTTAGTATTAGGGAAGCTAACTTCATTTGAAATAGCGGTAAAGTTACCAAGGCTATTTAATAAATTAACTACCCATGAGTTAACAGCTGTACCTGTAGGTACCGTTGTGCTATTAGTAGAAAGGGTATCACTAATAGTCTTACCATCTAACTGGTTTAGTTCAGTAGCTGTGCTAGTTAGATTGTTTGCTAGATCCTTAAGTTGGGCATCAGCGATCATCCCAGTACTAACGGTATCTGTATCTCCTGTGGTAACTATTGTTCCAGAGACATTTGGGAGATTTATTGTTCGATCTGCTGTGGGATCAACAACATTTAGGGTTGTTTCATTAACATCATCAGTAGATCCTTCAAATATGACTCTGGCACTCTGACCCATTCGCAGATCACCAGTGACATACCCTCCTAGAGTTGTTAAAGCTCTTGATGATATTTCTTGACCCATAAAAAAGGTCTTTTTGAAATTATCGTTTAATCCCTCTGCTCTTATCGAAGATCCAGCATAGAAAGTAGCTGGAAGTGTTGTATCGTCGGTCTGCCTATAAATGATTATGGCAGTACCGTTGCCTGGGGCATTAGTAAACTCGAGAGTAGTTGCATTAGCTAGAGAGAAAGCAGTTGTATTAACTCCATCAATCTGAGCTTTGATGTCTGTAGTCTCTAGATAAGGAAAAGTAATTGAAAACTGTTTATCACTCCCATTGCCCGTGTATGCGTTTGTAGTTGCTGCCATAATTTATTGTCATTTTTAAAAGTCGGCTAATTCCTGGACTGCGTTTTGTCGTCTTGTTCCACCTCTTTGCTCCATTCTATTAAGCTCTAAATCACGTATTTCAGCTTTTAGCTCTGGAAATCTTCTATAGAGTTCTTTCTTAGCATCCTTGCTATAAGCGTTAATGATTGTATTTATCTTTCTGTACCAATATTCATTCTTCTTTCGTACATTTTTACCTGCTTGAAGATCTAGCTTAAACTGCTTTAAACCTTTATCAAAAGCTGGGTTAGTTACCCACTTCTCTAGTTCCCTATACATATTAGAGTTACCTAAAGTCTTTGAAAAAAATGCTTTTTGTTCTGCAGTTAAGTCAATACCTAGTAATTCTTTTATGACTACTGAACTATCAAATTGAATATCTTCTAATTTGTCATGAACGATGCTTGACCCTCTTTCATTTACTTGAAGAGGAAAAATAGAATTAATTCCTCCTCTATCATTTGTTATTTTTTCACCTGTTAGCCAATCATACTGATCATCGCCTTTAGCAAAACCCCAAGTTAGCTGGTTAGCTAATTTATCTGAGAAAACATTAGTAAATTCTTGATAATAAGGAGTATGTAAATTGGCAAATGATCTTCTAGCAGCTGATAAAGGTATGAAGGCATTAATTGTATCAGCAGTAAGTCGTGATAATGCTGTTTTACCTTGCCATCCAGGTGTTAATAGTCTACCTAAAGGTACTAAACCCTGGAAGAATGACTTCTGAGTAAGGTTAGATGCTATTGAGTAGGTTAAGTATCCAGATAAATATTCTGCATCTTGCTCTTGTAATTGCCTGGTTTGGAAGTAATAGAATATGTCTGCAGTTCCGGCTAGGATTTGTCCTAATGGTTCTATGCGGTCATAATTAATCCACTTATTACCAATTTTAATTGATCTAGGTTTATGTGATCTTAGCCACAGCTTCTTTTCATCAGGGTCCATAGGACCATTACCTGTAATCACGCCATTATATGCAGCCAAACCACCTGCTATGACCATCATTCTGCCATAAGCTTCTCTACCCTTCATGACTGCCTTGGCATACTCATCATTACCAGCCATTACTTTTTTATATTCTGTTAATTGTCTATTTAATAGAGGTACATGCTCCCCTGCATAGACCATAATGTTATGACCAGTCTTCACGAATGGGAAGAATATTCTTAAGCCTGGGGCTTCATTGATGAAATGAGCAAATGTCTTTGCTGGACCTTCTAAGTCGGTTTGGAAAGTTGTTTCCTTGGCTACATCTAGTAGATCATCATTAAGTATGGCTCCAGTTTTCTTATCAAAGTTCTGATCTATATTATCTTTTAAGAGCTTTTCAAATACATCATCTATATCTTTACCACTTTTCCCAGCTTCATCTATAGCAACACCCATAACCTTAGTATTGTATTCAATACGAGCGTTCATTGTTTTGAAAAACTCGTCTGAAGTAACTAATAAATTACTAGGCCAGCTAAACAGTGGGAAGTTTGCAATGGTATGAGTGAAATCTAAAAAACCTACACCAAATTTATACCCCTTATCATCACTACTAATAGCTGATTGTCTTAAAAGGTCTAGTTTTGCATTTATTTCAGCGTCAATAACTATTCCCTTTCCTCCATCATTAATAGCTTTACCACCATTCTTCATTACTTTCTCAGCCATTGTCCATGAATCCATCAGGGTTTGTTGAAATCCATGAAACCCAGCTGCAGCCATGCGTTTGGTTTTTACATCACCACCTGTAGCAGCGGCTATAGGACGATAAACTGTATTAATAGCGCTGGAAATTATGTTAACAGCGTGGGTAGCGGGTGCAGATAATAAAGAGTTATACATAATCTTTAAACCTTGCCCAACTGAAACCTCTCCTATGTACTGCCAGAGTTTATTATGAATGCTTATATTTCCATCAGCGAGCAATAATGTATTAGCAATTCTCATTGCCTCTCTTTTTGCTTGAGCGTCTCCAGTTTTTAATCTATCTACTAGTTCATTTAATACTTTTTCGCCATCTTTTAGCTTATTAAGTAGTTTGCTCTGATCTTGCTTGATTGAGATAGGGAGTTCTCCTCCCCAGGGAAGTTTAATTGCTGATGAATGTAGTAGGTGACTGTGCATGTTTGAGCTGATTTTGTGCATTCGAGCTAAAACTTTCCACTGATGTACTAGCATTTCTACGTGTTTAAACGTATCCTCTCCCGCATTTCCTAGTTCTACAATGCTCCTTGAAGACTCCCATATACCTTTAGACATCTCTTGAAGTAACATTCGAGATTGAACAATACCTACGTCACTTAGAAGAACACTTGTTTCACCATAGTTTTTATACTCAAGTTTCGTAATATCTATTTCTCCTGTAACTTCATCAAAAGCATCAGCTAGACCCTTTAATGCCTCTTCTACGACGGCTCTATCTGATAGTTGTCTTTCTTTAGCTAGTTCACTTATTCTTATAGGAGTATCTTTAATCATCATCTCCATAGCTTCTCTAACACCCTCTGGAGAACCTTGAGATAGGTTTCTTACCTGGGCATTAGTCATGACTCTTTGGACACCACTACCTGTACCTTGCCCTAAATTAGGCTCTTGGGATTGAGCTAGCTGTTGAGCAGCTGCTTCTGTAGGTGTTACTGTCCTTCTTTCATGTGGCTTAGTGACCATGCTTTCTAAATGGTCTCCTTTTGTATCCTTTAGTTGATCAATTCCATAGGTATCAATGAGCTCAAAGTCTACTCCTTCTACTTTACCAGCTCTACCAGTGGCACCTCCTCCAGTAAATTCAAGACCTGGAGGTGGGTCTGACATGAAATCTCTAAGGTTTAATAAACCATCACCTACAAATGCATCGAAGGTCTTTTCATACTCCCCAGGAGGAGCATTCTCCATATATTGATCCCAATCAGACTGTCTATAATTTTCTATATATGCCTCTTTAAAGGCTTTCTGAATATCGGGGTTTGATATAATTTGTTGGTAATTTGTGAATCTATATGCAAGACCTGCTGGAGAATCAGACTGTACCCAACCTGTAGCATTTTTAATATCAACTTGGTCAAATAGTAATCCTAAAGCTTGAGCTTCGTCATCTGCAGCTACTAATCGATGTAGCTGTAATGTTGGCTTTCCTTCTTTAGAAACGCCATAGTATATAGCAACATCTTCTCTAGTTAGGAGCTGAGAGTTCTTTGTAAGGAAGTCATTGATGCTTTGCTCATCTAATTTGTTGAGTGATACACCATCTATATCAACTAAGAATCCTTCAGTAATTATATTCCCATCAAGGTCTCTAGCACTTGCATCTTTCATGCCAGCAAGTTCAGCACTTACTTTAAATCCTTCAATGTCTTCGAGAATTTGTCTAGGTATCTCTGTTATAGGTTGTCTTGTTCCTGTTACGAAATACTCAGGGAATACAGCCTTAACGTCATCCCAGGTAATAGGGATGCCTCTTTCCTGTTGGATTCTTAATTTTAAATATCTTTCGATTCTACCTTCATATACTCCTACACCTGTACTGGTGTTAAAGATATAGTCGTTTGCAATTGCTATTGGGTTGATTTGTGCTCGCCAAGTTTCAAAAGTCTTAGCTTCTGTTGCAACTGGATCTCTGTTTCCAAATTCATCAAGAACTTCATTAACAGGGGTAAGCCATCTATTCCTACCATCTGGTGAACTTCTAGCTATTGCAGTTTGTGCACCGCGATAATCAAGATCTCCAAAGCCTGCTCTTTTATATAGATCTCTTCTGATATTTGGCATCTCTTCCATACCCTTGGGACGCTCAAGCATTTGATTACTTACAAACTGCTCAAACGCATACAGTTGTTGTTCAGGAGTTAGAGCCTGCCAAGCATTCTTTGCATTAGGTTTGTCATTTATTTTCTTAAGCAACTCAAATGCGTCGTTTTCGTCTAAGGCATTCTCACTACCATAATAATTTCTATCGTTTTGTACTTGTTCTAGTACTCTCTTCCATCCACTACTACCTTCATCTTCAATAAAGTTGTCGAGAAATAGTTGCTCAGTTTCTTTTGGAAGATTCTTTTCAGCCCATTCTGCAGCTCGTCTGGCTTGTGCTCCAGATAAACCCGTTTCTATATCTTCTAACGGGGTATTTGTGACAATGGTTCCTGCTTCAATTTCTTCTCTTATAACTGTTTGGATCTCACGAACAATCCGTCTACTATACTTACCAAGATCTTCTTGATCTGGTCTTACTGGACCTGGACCTTGTTCTCCACCGTCATACCACTCTTTCCATTTCTTTCCATAGTCACTGGCTGGATCTATACCCTCTTCGAGGTTTCTACCTTTTATACCTTTACTCTTAACATCCCAAGCTATGGATACCTCTTTACTTGAAATTCTATCTGAATCCACAGAGGTAGTTCCGAATCTATGAAAATCAAATTTTACTATTGTTCCATTTGGAAGTTGAAAGAGTCTTTGGGCATCTCCGCCTTTGATTTTGAACTGTGCTTCTAAAGATAGAAAAGGGAGAAAGTATTCATTCTGATCTCTATCAAATTTAGCTTTTTTATACCACCTAACCTGATCATCTACTGAGTATGATCTGAGGGTTTCAGCTACTTCTCCTAGTTCACCAAATAAATTAGTATTAGCTGTATCAGAACCTAATCTCCAAAACTCATATCTACCTAGATCGTGTGGGGGAAAAGCTACATCTATATCTTGTTCGGGTCTTATTGATTGAGCACTATAAGGCTCTTGTAGTTTTTGATACTCATACGCTTCTTTACCGGCTAATCTTTTTGCTGTTTCTGGATCAATTCCTTGTTTTATTGCTTGTTTAAATACCCTATGACCAACAATTATTACGCCTGCAGCATCAGCAGCATATCCAAGGCCATACCCTTCAAGGGATGTCTTGAACATAGCTTCGATCATGCTGTCATCTTCATCAACAGCTAGAGCTGTTAGCCATGTATCTTTTAAAGCTGGGTTCCACTCTTCAAGTAGGTTTGTGAGGTTTGATTGTTCAGGTTGAGTGATGGTTGTGAGTAGGTCTGCAGGGATTCCAGCCGCCGCTCCAATTGATCCAGCCTTAGCAACTGCACTAGCTCTATGTACGTGTCTTAGAAGTTCTGTTTTTCCAACAGCTTTACCAAATCCACCACCACCTCTTTGCCAATAACGATTTAAAACTTTGGCTGTTGGTTGGGTATAGTGAGCTGGGCGAAAAAAAGTACCTTCTGGCCTCATTGCAGCTCTAGTACCTTTTAATCCTCTTAGACCACCAGTATGTTTTAAAGCTATAGCAAACTCCCATAAACCTGTAAGGAAGTTTCCAGCGGCACTTTTAGTACCAAATGTTGAGCGTCCTAAATTCCACTGAGCCCATTCATATTTATTATGAAAAGGTATATCACTAGGATCTAATTTTCCAGAAACCCATCGACCTGGTAGTTCAATTGCATCACCAGCTAACTCTCCTAATTCCAGTACAGACTCAAGGGTTCCAAGAGCTGTACCAATAGGTAGACCTATGGTTTCAGAGACGACGTTTGGGCCAGATCTTTCCTCTGCTAATTTTTGACGATCTAATACACCTTGACCAGTGAGTTGGTCTCTAGTCTCTAGTATTTCGTCTTTACTTCTTTGATCACCTAGAAATGTGTTATCTACAAAATCAACTACACTTGCTGTGGCTTCTCTGAATACATCATCACCTTGACCATTGACTAGTCCTGTAGCTGCATCATATCCCTGTTTAAGGGTTGTAGGCTTTAAAACATTAGGTAATAGATCTAAGGGGTTTCTTTCTACAGTTTTTCGAGCTGGTTCTTGTTCTTGAGGTTGTTGTTCTGTAGAGGAGTCTATATTTGGTAAGTTATTGAACTCTTCTTGTAACTCTTCGGGATTCCCTTCTGTGATGGGATCTTCTGAATCAGTAAAAAGATTATCAATATCTCTTAATTCATCTGACATTTTATATATAAATTGTTCCCTTAGGTCGCAACCTTAGAGAGTTAATTAGTCGGGTATAGTGCTCAACAAATTCTTAACATCTTTATTAATTGAATCCATATTTTTTGGATCAAATCCTGAACCAAAATACATATAAGTAGCTTTAGTTAAAGCTGACTTAGTAGCATTTGGGTCCATAAATATACGATAAGAATCTGGGAAAGAAGTTTTCATTTCCTGAATCATGTAGCTAAGTTGTTCACGACAAGTTATCTGGTTAACTTTTTTGCCGTAATGTTTTTCTAGTGCCGCTAATCGCACTGGTGTATCCATCCAAGGAGCACAGGAAAGCTGCCCCTTATCCTCTAGATTAAAATCCCATCCTTTTAAACTTTGGATGGTTGATGCTAAATAAGCTGAACCTTTTAGAGGTAATCCACCTTCTTTAATTAGATACTTAAAACCACTATTAACACCATCAAAGTTTTGAGGAGCTTCTATTGGTTTTATATCTCCAGATTTTATTAATTCATTAATATTTCTTTCACCCCTTGTTCTCATCTGAGCATTAATAAAGGCTTTTGGTGTATAGCCCATACCTGCAGCTAGTTTTGTGAGTCTTGTGCTTGGGATGTCAGATATATATTTCTGGACTTCTACTTTTAATTGTTCTTCACTAAAGAAATAATCCTTATTAGGATTCATCTCAGCTATGGAGAATTTTTGTTGATTAAATAATTGATCATGAGTTAATGTTGAATAATCTTCAACACCTATTTTTCCAACAACTTTTAAAGAAGCTATGTTCTTTTTCTGATCAATATTATTTACAAAATATATTCCTTTACTACCATCAGCTGTCTTGAAGATTGATTGTTCATGACTTAATAAGATGTCTAGCTTTTTCTCAAAAAGACTCATTAATTCTTTCTGATCTGAGATTAATAATGGATTTACTCTTAGCTCTGCTATCATGCTTTTTTCTAGCATTTTCTTTAATATTGGAGCTCTATTAGCAGCATCACTAGCAAGCTGTGGGTTTAACTTGAGGTCTGCTTGAGAAATACCAGCGAGCATTCTATTTGTTATCTGCTCCCCTTGATCTTTAATTAGCTGCTTAATTTCCTTCTTACTTTGCCTTAGTGGTCCAGAGCCTAGACGTTCTTTATATTGTTCTTCTGTAATATACCCCTTATCTAGGTAGCTTCTGAGTAAATCTTCATCTAATTCTACACCATTATCCTGTTGTTCTGCTAGCTCTAAATTTAAGTCAGGATCATAATTAGCTCCAGTAGAAGCTAACGTAGCAGCTAATGTTAAAGCTTCTGGGGTTTTTATTTTCTTTAATGCTTCTATTGCTTTCTTTTTATTTTCTTTGGTAGGATCTTCATAGTAATTATCTCTTATCTTAAGAAGACTAGCTTTTTTCATTTGCTGATCTCTAGTAAAATTTGAAGCGATATTTTTTTTTGCTTGCTCTTCCCACTTGTCTATAATATGATCATATTTATTTTTTAATTCTGTACCTTTAACTTTATCTCTAGTTAATACGTCGTTTAATTCTCGTATTTTATCTAGACCACCAGGACCAGACAAAGATAATTCTTCTAATAATAACTCAAGGGATTTTTTATTACTAGCATCAGAGTACCCCTTAAATCCTACATTTCCATTAGCAATTCTCTCAGAAGCTTCATTCCATACTTCTTGAATTGGTTTATCTGTATCGACTAATGTTGATATAAAGCTCTTTGCTTCGTCTAAGTTAGCGTCAACATCTGATTTAATACCAGCTGTATATAATTCTTTTGCTTTAACAATGGAGTTGTTGTTAATTGTAGGGACTAATTCAGTTACAACAAGAGACCTTAATTCTTTTTTATTTAAACCACTTAAACTAGCAAATTTAATATTTGCTTTTTTTACTGCTATTAAAGCAGCGGCTTCAGTTCTTGGCTTTTCATTATCAGGTAGATTACGAAAATAGGCATCTAAGAATGACGCATGTCTAGCACGAGCCGTATATACATTTCCCTTAATATCTTTTGTGAAATTATATATTGTACTTTCTTGTAAGAGATGAGCTGTTGGACTATTCTCACCTTCCTCTTGTTCTATCTCTGTAGAAGTTTCATTAATAACTTTTGATTCTACTTGTGTTTTTATGTTATCTATTTCAATTGACTCTTTTTCATCCTCAGTTAGTCCATCTGATCCAAAAGTAGCTTCATAGGATTGATACTCTTTTTTACCCTTCTCTTTGAGCTCGTGAATCTTTGAATAAGCTTCAAGACCTGTCTTAGTTAAAGACAATATCCCTTGCATCATTTTCTGATCACGAGCAAGTTTTGCTCCAGCGATCTTTTGATTACCAGCTAAGGTAGCTTGATCTAAGTTTCCTTGGATCTGTGCCGCTTTAGCTAAGTTACCTATATTCTCTACTTTTTGAGCAGCCCTTTTCTTAATGGCTTCTGATTGATCTAAGGCTTCTACTTTTGTAAATGATTCCTCTTTAGCTGACCCTTGGAAATTACTTCCATAGTCAACTTGATTATAAATTCTAGATGTCATTGTTATGCCCAACTATAAGCCGGTATTCCCAGCTCTAAATCTTTTCCGATACCTACAGGTTCTGGTGATAGTTGTGGGGTTTGTACGGGGAAGTCGAGCATTGATCCAATCTTATTAGAATTAGATAGAGCTTTTATGCGAGTGGTTTCCATAGAGTTACCCATCGCCATCTCAGCACTTCTAACGGTTGCATCTTGCTCTGCTTGAGCAAACCCTCCTCTACGTTCTGCATCTAGTGCTAGCAGTCCAACCGACTGTCCAGTGGCTCCACTAGCTAATACCTTTCCTTTGGAGCCAATCATTTTGGCTAGGATGGTTTGGGATTTAAAGGCGGCTTTATCTTTTACTTCGTTGAACTTTTGTTGTTGAGAGACCCAAGCTTTGTTAGCTGATTGATCTCCATAGAACCAAGCCATGTTTGCAGCGTTGGAGGCTGCTTGTTGTGCTTTGACTTGTCCTATATGTTTGTTGACTATTGATTCGTTCTGGAATCGTTGTTGCTGTTGAGCTTGTCTATATGAAAGGTCTTGCTGCTGTCTAGCTGATGCAGCTTGGAACTGCATATTTTGCTGAGCTTGGTACATTCCTATACCAGTACTAACAGCACTAACGGCTAATCCAGCTATTGCAATATTTGCACTCAAAGCAGCACCTGCACTTCCCGCCATGGCGGCTGTTACTGGGCACATAATTTAACTATCTCCAAATACGGCAATCCATACGGGGGTTGATATGTCATTCTTAAACATTTAAAACCTAATAATTTAAGTAATTTATGGTGAAATTTATTTCTCGCATCTGCGATATTCCATAGCATCCGATACTCATGCTGTTCATTAAGGAAACGCTTTAAGTGTCTGATAAATGTATGGGGTTTTCTTTGAACTATTGGAGTGCATAACATCCAAACAATTGCCACCCCATCTCTAGGGTCAGGCAATATTCCTCCAATACCTCCTAATGAATCATCTTCATCAAAAAAGGCTATAGCTGTTTCACTTATCTGAACTATGAAAATGAGGGCTAGTAAAACATTTTTATGTCCTACACCCTCAAGCTCTTCTCGATCTTCTTTCCGAAGATTATTAGCTAAAAGTATCGCATCTTTGGTTGTGGCATCACGGTAATACGGTTTCATTCTTATCCTTTAAGTTGGATTACGTCTCGTTTGTTGTAATGACCCTGCCATGAATAACTAGTAATAGATGCTGGGGTTGGATCGTCTGCATAGATACTTGCTTTGGCATCTTTCCCTAAACAGAAAATTGGTACATCTTTAGTTATGACTTCAGCTATTGCAGGCTTGTTTGCTAGGTATAAATTTGCTTGAGCAATATCTATATCATGGGTCCAGTTTGTATATCCTAATCTTTCAATTTCTACTTGATACCTACCAGAGTAGTAGAGATCTAATCTCAGCATTTCTACAACTGGGTTATCTATTCTGTCAGCTCTCCCTTCATTAGTTACATAGAATGATGGTAAAGATACGCTCATTCTGTATTGCAATCCAATAACATAATTTGCTGTTGTTAATGAAGTGGCAACTGTTATATATTTTCCTCCGCTATCTGTTTGAATGCTTGGCCTTAAGAAATAACCTGCATCACTACCACTAGTGATAATAAATACAGGAGTAGCACCCGTTATAAACCCTCCAGCTGGAAAGTATATTTTGGTATTAGAACCAGAAACACTAGTAGTAACATCTGCTTTATAGTGAATAAAGTCTAATCTTGGAAGAAATTTACTATTAAATGTAGTTGTGATTGGAGCTGTCTCTGGATCATCCAGCAACTCCATTTTAAGGAGAATAGAATTTGTACCATCAAAACAAACTATATAAGCGGTGTCATTATCAAAGCCCATCATCCTAACGGATGTAGGGAACGTCCATTTACTCCAACCTGCTATCTGTCTTTCTCTTCCTTGGTTAAAGAATTTAAAGTTATATACAGTGTTTGTATTATCACCCCAAAAGAGCAAACTATTATTTGGACTATTGGTTGCCCATTTTAAAGCTGGAGGAATATATTCTGGAATTATTCTTGTGTTATCAGCAACTGTTGGTCTGTTATCTACAGAGTCCACAGCCATCTCTAGAATCTTAGAGTAAGTATCTGCCTCAGTTACGAACATGACACTAACACCAGTACTTTGAGGCTCGGTTATTGACCTATATGCATAAGAAGAAATCTCAGTTAATTTTACTGTTGAAGGTCCAAAGGCTACATCTTGAGATGCCATTAGAAACTGAGCATTCTCAGCAAATAACACTAAACCTTTTGGGGTACCTACAGCTGATTGAAGTATTGCTGGTCTGGTAGAAGAAGCTGTTAAATCTATGGGGTCAGAATCACTAACAGTAATAGCTGATGTCTGGAAGAAGTTAAAGTAGTCTCCAGGCTGACTAAGGATTACTGCGTCCTCACTTAGGAATCCAAGACGGTTTCCAAAGAAGAACATATTAGCTATACCTTGATCTACAAAAGATGGGTTGGGGTTACTAGCTTCATCTCCTACTCCCTTACTAGCCCAGCCTCCAAATGCTGATGAACTATTAAGGGGTCCAAGCGTAAAGGTACCATTAGCCTGTCTGACTAAGGCATGAGGCATTGTTGAGGAGTTCAGACCTGTTTCTATTCCTGGCTTAACTGTTTCCTCCCATGATCCAGCTCCAGGGATACCTGCAGCATCTGGGACAAACTTGACATAGTAATCATCTGACTCACTATCAGCAGTATTATTTACTTTGCACTGGAAGTCTGGGAAACATTGGAATGGTAATTCTGTAATGTCATTGGCCGTATCTTTTACTACGGTCATAGCCATATTGGTAGTACCACCACGCACAGCTACGTTGAATGATCTGGTATCGCTTCTTTTAATTCTTAAAACATTACCAATACTATCGCAGGTATAATTAGATAAAGCATTAACTGCATTCTTTAGATTGGTGATAATGTCACCTATCGTTAACGTACCTGAGCTGGCATTACTAGGGGTTGTGAAGGTAGCTATTCCATCACTTGCATAGGTATATTCAAACTTCTCTTTACTAACTCGAATAGTAAATGTTTTACCATCTTCAGTTGCTGTGACTGTATCTCCTACTCTCCAACCAACACCACCATTTTTAAGAATAACCTTAGCGTTATATCTGGAGATATAAGCATTAGATTCTTCATCATAATAGGCAGCACATTGGTTATTAATTCGATATTGAAGTCCTGTTTTACCTGTAGCAGAGGAAGTATGGTCTCCAGCTGAGTGCTGAGAACATCCACCACCATCAGCCACCTCATAAGAACCAGGAGTAATCTCTAACTCTGATGCGCTATAGACTATGGTTTGTGCTGTATTACCATCTCTATTTATATCAATAGAGTAAGTAGTGTTATAAGCAACTGAATTAATAACGACTAGGGCTTCTTCTTTAGTAGTTGTCAGTTGAACTTGGTTCATGCTGACATCCCTTTGACTATTAGAAATTAATGTATAGTCAGAAAGAGATAATGTATGAAGACTATTTAAGTCTGTGGTATCAAGATAGGTCTGAGCACTAGCGTCAACTGTTACTGCACGAGTGGCTCCTGTTGTTGCATCCCAAGCTTTAACAGTAATAACTGCAGGACTACCTGATTTGTAGATAGCAACTATATACTTCTCATTATTATCCCTAAAGATAGGGAACCATTTTGCATCTGTTGGGACGTTGTTAGCAAGTAATCCTACAAACTCTGTAGGGGGTCTTTTCTTACATCCAAATGTAGGATCTAAATAAGTATTAACTGCCTCTCTAACTTGTCCAGGTAGTTTGATTGGATCTGGTTGCTGACTAACCCCACCTAACAAATTAGGTATTGTCTGTGAAACTGCAGCCATGTTTATCTCTTAATAGCGTTATAAGGTAGGTATGATTGAAATTCTTTTCCACCTGCTGAATCATTGAATATGTTGTAATCCCCCTGTTGAGTTTCGTATTCCATTACTGCAGCTCTAGCATTAGCCTCTTCATTTTCAGAGTACTTAACTACTTCGTTGGAACCTACAGCTCTATTAGCAAATAAGTTTGCCGCTCTAATAGTGATGTATTGCTTAAAGACTTCGGGTAGATCTTCAAATTCAAAGTACCAAATTACTTTCAAGTATTGGGTTTCATCAAATGTATATGTATGATTCCTTTTATCATAAAGTTGTTGATTAGACGCTCCAGCTGGCTTTCTAATAATTGGCTCAATGGTTGACCATTCAACCTTATCTAATGACAAAACATTAGCTGGTATCTCAATAATTTTATTTGTATTTGGAACGAAAGGATAATCTTGCTCAGTATTAAACACCCAACCCTCAGACTGGAGGTTATGGTTTACCTCATCTATCATGCTTGTAGCAAGAGTAGCTAAGGGATTGGAAGTCGTAAGACTTGCAAGAGGTGCTTGTCCTATGTTTGATAGGATTATATTTACGGCGGATAATTTTGTAAGCTTAAAGGCCATTTATTTTCTAGGGAATGGTAAGCCCCGAGGAGCCGAAGCTCCAAGGGCATAAATATTATTGAGCTTGTAGAGAACCAGCTACAGAAGTACGGAGAGATCCGACACCCATGCTGAGCTTTCCTACAACTAAATCTCCTTGGTACTGAACCCCGAAATCTCCACTTGTAGTTTCGATGGATGGTCCAAGAGTTTCAACAACTCCAGCGGCTTCTCTTTGGAAGACAAGGCCACAGCAGGTAGCATTTGCATCTGCATAGTCGTTGTTCTCACCAGTAACAGCTGAGTTGTAAGCAGCCATAAATGGAAGATTGTTTGATTTATATAGACGTATTCCAGCAATGCTATATAAACCTTTACCAGAGTTGATGTCTCCTTGAGATGCACCAAGTTCTCTGTTGAGGATGTTTGTATCTACGGCACTTATAAGTCCTAGGTATTGCCTTGGATTTAAAATGCAGACACGTCCCTCCTGGGGAGCTGAGCGCTCGTCTAATACAGCAGCTGCTTCAAATAGACCGTCTACGATCTTCTGAGCGTTGTACTGGTTAGATGAACCAATTGATACTTCAAAGCCTCCAGGCTCACCAGTTACTACTGATGCTTCTCTGGATGCCATGTCAAGCTTTCTAGCAATTCTAAGGTCATAGAATTTTGCTAAAGCTTCACCGATCTGCTTACTTACTTCAGATCTGGTCGAGTACTGCGAAAGTAATTCATCAAGGCTATACACAAATTGGCTACTTACAAGTAGGTCATCTGCATTGATAGTTTTCTCATTAGCCTTGAGTGAGGTGTCCCCGAGTATGGGGGTGCCTGGCGTATGAAAACCCGCGCTGAGCGTACCCGTTAGTAAAAATTGTTTTGATTTTCCGCCTCGTAGTGTATAACTACGGACTAGCCCTTTAAATATAGACGCTGCATTGAAGGCTGTGAAAACCTCCCCAGAGAATAGCTTAAGAGCTGTTGAATATTTATCGGCAAACGCATTTGACTGGCTGCCGTTCACCGCATTGGGGCGGTGTAGACTACTTATATTAGTCACTTTACTTTAAATAAGAGAAAGATATGTTTAATCGTTCTTGATCAAATCCTTTTCAGTGAAAGTTATCCTCCGCAGAGGGCTTACTCCTATTCTGATTATTTCTTTAGAACTAAAATTCCCTTGCAAGGTATCAGATACGAAGCCTCCGATGGGGCTAATGAAAGGGGAGTCCTACTCTGAGGTGCTCCCCTCCCTTTTATTGTTTAGTGGTGTAATATGTCACACCACGATACTTGAGTTTGACTTCTCTTTTGAAGTCTTTCTGTTCTTTAACACGAGCTTGTAATTCTACTAGAGGCATTTCTCTTAAGAATAACTAATCCCCCGTTTCATGGATTAGCTTCATGCGTCCCATAAGGATAAACGTAAGCTCGTCTATTTTTTCTTCTTACCGCCTTTCTTTTTAGAAAGTGGTCCGTATCCTTTTCCTTTAGGCATTTGTTGTTATTTCTGTAGCGGCTAAATCTAATGGGAAGTTATGAGCGTTTCTCTCGTGCATTACCTCCATACCTAAGTCAGCCCTGTTAAGGACATCAGCCCAAGTTGGGACTGTTCTTCCGCTGGCATCAACGACGGACTGATTAAAGTTAAAGCCGTTGAGATTAAAAGCCATAGTGGAGATTCCCATAGAGGTAAGCCAAATGCAAACGACGGGGAAAGTAGCAAGAAAAAAATGTAAGCTACGGCTATTATTAAAGCTGGCATACTGAAAGATAAGTCTCCCAAAGTATCCATGAGCCGCAACAATATTATACGTTTCTTCTTCTTGGCCGAATTTATATCCATAGTTCTGTGAAATTAAGCCAGTCGTCTCACGGATAAGCGAAGAAGTAACAAGACTTCCATGCATAGCAGCGAAAAGAGCTCCACCGAATACCCCAGCAACACCGAGCATGTGGAACGGATGCATAAGGATATTGTGTTCGGCTTGGAATACGAACATGAAATTAAAAGTGCCAGAAATACCAAGAGGCATACCATCACTAAAACTCCCTTGTCCGAATGGGTAAACTAAAAAGACTGCAAATGATGCAGCGACGGGTGCTGAATAAGCTACACATATCCAAGGTCTCATTCCTAATCGATAAGACAATTCCCATTGGCGTCCCAGGTAAGCTGAGATACCGATGAGAAAGTGGAACACAGTAAGTTGATATGGTCCTCCGTTATACAACCACTCGTCGAGGGTTGCAGCTTCCCAGATTGGGTAGAAGTGAAGACCGATTGCGTTAGATGATGGGACGACTGCCCCTGATATGATGTTGTTTCCATAGAGAAGAGAGCCAGCTACGGGTTCACGTATTCCATCTATGTCAACTGGAGGAGCTGCTATGAAAGCTATAATAAAGCAAGTAGTAGCTGTTAAAAGTGCAGGAATCATAAGTACACCAAACCACCCCACGTAGAGGCGGTTGTCAGTACTCGTAACCCAGTCACATAAACTCTCCCAGTTAGTAGGATTTTTCGTTAGTGTGGCTGTAGTCATTTATTTAAAAAGAATATTTAACGCCTAATTTTGTAGCGTAGTTGTTGTCAGCGTCTTCCACTTGTGCGAAAGATACTTCGCCATAGACACCAAGTTTATCTGTAGCAGAGACAGAACCACCAAGCTTGCCAGAGAAATTAGACTCTGAATCAACGCCATCAGCAGCATTAATTGTCTTACCACCTTGTATGTAGTAAGCCAAGTCGCCGATATTGTTTTCATAACCTATATGAAGGTCAGTAGCTCGACTAGTATAATCAGAGCCAGTATAGTTAGCATTGCTTTCTACGTTGAGGTATGGACCTGCGAATGCAGGTGTAGATATTAAGGATGCTGTGATTAATGTTGCTATTTTTTTCATTAGAAAATTCCAGGGATAATTTGACCAGTTGTTACATAAGCACCGAGAGCTGCCATTACACCTAGCATTGCTAGACGACCATTGAGCTCTTCAGCACTGTGCATGATGAAGTTTTCTTCTTCTTGGTTCATGATTTCAATAGGAGGTTCTAATGCAATGATTTCTGTATCGTTCATTAGTACTTAAATTGTTTCGAGGTGGCGGTGACGATGAACTGTTCGGGCCGCCACGTATCTCAAAGCAAATCAGTACTACGAGATAGACGCTCTTCTATGTCTTGTCTAAATGCTGGGTCAGTGCTGTATCGAGGATCAGCTATATCTCTAGCTAGTTCAGCTTGACTTCTATAGGGTTTAACTCCATCACTAGCTGCATTTTTACCTGTAACTAGTGGAGCCTCATAGCCTACCTCTCCTCGGTAGCGACCATTGAGGGCTTCAACTGCAAACTTAGTAGCTATGTAGTTATTGGAGTTAACAATTTTGTTAAAGTTTTCTACCTCTGAACTCTCTAGATTCTCTACTGCCCAGCTAAGCATCTCCCCATACTCTTTTTCACCTCCAGCTATATTTTTTATCTCAGATATTTGAGTATTCTGGAGCTCTTGAGCTGTAGATGTTTGGTTATAAAATTCAAGATAGGATTTG